ATGATGGATTGGACCGACCGCCATTGCCGGTCCCTGCATCGCCTCGTATCGCGTCATGCGTGGCTCTACACGGAAATGGTGACGACCGGCGCGCTGCTGTACGGCGATGTCGCGCGCCATCTCGCGTTCACACCCGCCGAAGGGCCCGTCGCGCTGCAGCTCGGCGGCAGCGAGCCGGCCGATCTCGCGAAAAGCGCGAAGCTCGGCGAGCAATGGGGCTACGACGAAATCAACCTGAATTGCGGATGCCCGTCCGAGCGCGTGCAGCGCGGCGCATTCGGCGCGTGCCTGATGAAGGAGCCGCAGCTCGTCGCGGATTGCGTGAAGGCGATGCGCGATGCCGTGTCGATTCCGGTGACGGTGAAGCATCGCATCGGCGTCGATACGGTCGAGGATTACGAGTTCGTGCGCGATTTCGTCGGCACGATCGCCGATGCGGGCTGCGAGGTGTTCATCGTGCATGCGCGCAACGCGATCCTCAAAGGCCTGAGCCCGAAGGAGAACCGCGAGATTCCGCCGCTCAAGTATGAGTATGCGTATCGCCTGAAGCGCGACTTCCCGCATCTGGAGATTTCGATCAACGGCGGCATCAAGACGCTGGATGAAGTCGAGGAGCATCTGAAGCATGTCGACGGCGTGATGCTGGGTCGCGAGGCTTATCACAATCCGTATGTGCTCGCGGGCGTCGACACGCGCTTCTATGGCGCGGATACGCCGGTGCCTTCACGCGAGGAGATCGAGGCGGGACTGATCGGCTACGCGCGTAATGAACTCGCGCGCGGCACGTATCTCGGCGCGGTGACGCGGCATGCGCTCGGGCTTTATCGCGGGGTCGCGGGCGCGCGTGGATGGCGTCGCGTGCTGTCCGACAATCGCCGTCTCGCGAAGGGCGATCTGACGATTTTCGACGAGGCGCGTGCCCATCTCTGCGACGCCGCGGAAGCGATCGAATCCTGAAGCGCGCGTGCCGGAAAAAGATGCTCAAAGGGGCTAGGCAAGCGCAATCTTTGTTCGTATAATCTCGCTTCTTGATTGCTACGGCAGTTCTGAAGCAGTCAGGATCGCGGTAACAGTGGTGGCTGTAGCTCAGTTGGTAGAGTCCAGGATTGTGATTCCTGTCGTCGTGGGTTCGAGTCCCATCAGCCACCCCACCGAGAATGCCAAGCAGTTCAATGATTTATAGAAACGGCACTGTGAAAAATCACAGTGCCGTTTTTGCTTTGGTTCCCGCGAAAATTCCCATTTTGGGAATTGAACAGCCCTGTATGCTTATATGCCAAAGCGTATATGCTGTACATGCATACAGCTTCGCAGGGCGCGCACTTGGGCCTGTTCCAGATCGAACTCGGAGCGCACCATTGCCCGCAAATGCGAGCATTGGGGTGGCGATATTGCGAACGGAAATCACGCGGTTTGCGTGCGCGGCTGCGGAACTCAGGTAACAGCAGTGCTGGCTAACGGCTGTGCATTCTGGGTATGGGCCGTCGGCACAGACGACGAATCACACAACACGGGCACTATAGGGAGAGAAGGTGGTAAGCGGAAACAAGGTTGAACCATTCAAAAAGGCGCTCGTTTATTCCAGCATCGTAATCTGTGTTCTGGTCTTCGCAGCATACCTCACGATAATTGGACACTCATATTTTTTCCAAGACGATTTCTATTTCTGGCCGCGCTACTCCACGCTCGAATTTCATCACTTGTTCAATCCGAAAGGCAACTTCGGACGGCCAGTAACGCGAGATCTTTACTTTTTCCTGACGTCGCACATTCTCGGAAAGGATCCCGCTAATTTTTTCTATCTGAATCTCGCCGTTATCGCGGGTGTTTGTTGGTTCATCTATAGGACACTGCGCGAGTTTTCTATCGATCCGTATGTCGCAGCGACCGCCGCGGCTGTGTATTTCTACATGGCGCCAACTGTCCCGCACGCATTGTGGATCTCCAATTCTCAGCACACTGTCGCCCACCTCTTTTCTTTCTGGTTCATCGCGTTGATGATAGGCGGAATTAATGCCGGAAAGCCGCGCCTTGTGAGCGCAGCGATTGTCTTTCTGCTGGCGGTTTTCTCGAACGTGAGCTCGCTGTTCGCGGTCGTGTTTGTCGGCGTATATGTACTGCTGCGCAATCACCGAACCGCGATTCCGCAATTCGGGCGTTTGATCGTGTTCCTCGGCGCTCTGACTTCGGTGACAGTCGCATGGTCGCTCGCGATCTCTCACAATGCGCCGGTAGTTTATAAATTGGATTTGTCGCTTGAGCACTCGCTGATCGGCGCGCAGTTCTACGACGAGCTGTTGCGCGCGGGGATGATTGGGCGAGGATACTGGCTTCTCTTCATTGCTGTGATCGCCCTCGTCGCGCTCAACATCCGGCGCACCTATCTTTTGACCTTGCCGCTGCTCGCGGCATTCGGCACAGCGTTCGGCATGCTGTTCTTCCTAAGCGATCAGCGCACGCTCGGGTACATGGCGATTCCTTACATCCTGTTTGCGCTGATGCTGTTCGGGAACTTCGCCATGCCTGCGTTCCGGGCGCGCGAGATCCGGTCGTTCGCGCTGATCGGTCTGAGCTTCGTGTTCGTGTTCTATTCGATCGAGAACGGCGCACCGCAGCGAGAGAGCTTTATGGATTCGCCTTACGGATCCGGAATCAGAGAACTGCAGACGGCCGTCAAGAATGTCCCAATCACAAAAGACACTGCGTTCTGCTTCGCGCCGAGCATTCCAAGCCCGGAGGAAGCCAACACCTCGCCATTTTGGCTTGTCTTGGGCGTCGGGCGCGCGTTCTGGTTGATCGATTATGGCGATCAATATAAGCGGCAATTCCTTTTCTACAAAGACGCGAAATGCTCGATGCCGGACGCCGTGCATGTGACTGTCTCGAAAAGAAACGCCACACTTGCGGTGACCAGCATTCAGGGCCCTGAATCGGCCGGATTTCCAGCCCGACAATTGCAGGGGGCGCTTGAGCATTCTCGATAGCCTTTAGCGAAACTTCCACCCGCAATGCTCAATGCCGACCTTGTCATGCGCTGTTACCTGATCGACAAGGCCGCGCGACATGACGCGCACGTCTGCGTCAGTCGGCGTGATCGGCTTGAAATACAGGCATGAGTTATCGACGACCCGGGTCGGCCCCGGCACTTCCTTGGCCGGCTCCGGGGTTGTCTTCACCGGAGCCACGGAGCATCCGGATAAGCTCATCGCGAGCAGCAGCGTCATCGAGAATGACCTGAGAATTTTCCACATTGGTGCGCTCCTGCGCGGCGGTCGCCGCAGTCTTTGCCGCGTCCGCGTCGGCCTGAATGTCTGCCGTCTTGCGCGCGGTGAGGTTGTTTTCCGCTACTTGCTGTTTCACCTCCGCCGCGGCGACGTCGACCTGCGCCTTCTGCTGCGCATCTGCTACCTTCGCCTTGCTGCTCAAATGGAAGAACAGAGCAGCGACCGCGGACAGCCCGGCGACCACCCACGGCCCGAGCTTCATCAAGAGTTCGATCATGCTTTTTCTCCGGTGACTGCCGCGACAGCTTGGGCATGAAGGACCGGCCACGAATCGGGCTTGGGCTTACCCGGCCTCCAAACGCGCTGATAGAGATTCCATGAGCCCGTGATGTCATCGATAGCGGGCAGAGATTTCGGATCCGTGAACAGACCGAGCCGCGCGACGCCCGCCGCCAGCACATCGTCTCTGTCGAGAGCGCTGTAGATCGATGCGGCGTCGAACGAGACGCCGCGCGCCTTGCACAGGACGCTCATCCAGTACCGGCTCGACGGGTGCAGGTAGAAGCCCCAGACGCCGCCGCGACTCGCCTGCGTGCCCTGCTCGCACTGCCAGAAGCCGCGCGCGGGACCGCCGCCCATCTGCTGTCGCCACGTGAAGCGCGACTCCTGCAGTCCGATGCTGAGCAGCATCACGCGCGCTTCACCCGTGTCCATCTGGTACGGCAGGATTGCGAGAGCCGGCGCGATCGCCGTGCGGATGACGTCATTGAGATTCATCGCCACCCTCCTTCGGCGCGCGATGCACCGACGTGTAGCGAATCGCGATGAACGTCAGGCCGAAGATCGTGTAGGCAATCCACTGCTGCACGTTCTGCGGGATCACGTCGCGCAGCTCGTGCGGCATACCGGACCACGCCTGCGAAATGAGCGGACCCGCGCCGGCAAGCGCGGTGAACGCGGCACCGGCGATGACCGTGCCGCGCTTGTGAAGCGTCTGCCACCCGTTGGCAAGCGTGAGCCGCCAGCGAGTGAACGGGATAAGTGGCATATGGCCTCCGGAAATAAAAAACCCGGCTCGAGGCCGGGTCTAGGTGGAAAAGTAATGAGATCAGCGGCGATTGCCAGCCCATGGCTGAACCGGCAACGGCGGTTGGACCGCGCTCTCCAACTTCTTGTCAACAGCCTTCGCCGTGGTCGCGGCCTCGGTCGCCTTCGCCGTCGCGACGCTCACTTTCTGCTCGACAACCTCGGTTTTCTGCGCCGCGGCCGTCGCGGCTGCGGCGGCCTGCCGAGCCTGCTTGATCAGCGCAGCCTGGCGCGCGTCAGTGAGCTTCGCCCGGTCGCCAAGGAAGCGCAGCGTATAAGCGACGACTTCGTGCGTGTCCTCCATCTGCGCGCGGATGTCGTCGAGCGCCTTGGCACCCTGTTCGTTCAACGCTTTGAGGCCGCTGACCTGAGCACTGAACTCTCGCACGCACGCTTCGCGCTCCTGCTTCCGCACGATGGGGAAGCGATCGAGCAGCGCTGCACGCTCGTCCGCGTCCGCCCGTGACTGCCACTGCGCGCCGGCGAATCCAGCAACGAGCACCAACAGCCCAACGGCGATGAGCAACTTGCTCGCGCGCCACCACTGACTAAGATTTGGCAAGTTCGCTCTCCAATTCGGCGATTCGATCCTCGAGCGCCGCGCTTCGCCGACGCTCTTGATCAAGATCGTTCTCGGCGATGCGTCGCAACTTCCGCTCCGCTTCGACTTCGACATCCCGTTCGTCGAGCTTCCTCTCCAGCGAATCAATTCGCTCGGTGAGACGCGCGATCTCGTCGCGCATATTCTTGAGCGCAAGCGCCTCGGATTGATCGACCTGAATGTCCTTGCGCCGGCTTCTGACCTCTTGCCATATCCATCGGAAGGCCAGCGCTGCTACAGCGCCGGCACCTCCGTTCTGAATCCATTCTGGCGATGGCATGAATGACCTTCCTCGTACTGTTGCCGGTCGTCCGGGCATAAAAAAAGCCGCGCGGCGGCGGCTTGTCGCGTCTGGCCTGTCTCTTACTCGGCGATCTCGGCGCCGATGAAATACTGTCGCGCGATCGTCGGCGACGTTTTGTCGTCAGCAGGCGCGACGATCTTCTGCTCGGCATACGCGCGCGGATCGAGATCGGCCGTCGGCAATTCGGTGAACTCGATTGACTGGCTAAAAACGGGCTGTTTTCCGTTGTCAAAGGTCTCCTTGCTCACAAATGATTCGAGCTGCGCCGCGCAGCGCGAGTTGCGATAGTCGATCGTGACTTGCTGCACGACATGAAAGGCGGCCGTCGCGCCCGTGCCAGGCGTGACGTAGTCGATGATGATTGACATGCTGTAGTTCTCCTAGATACCTGAAACGTCGAGGACCATGTAGTCATAGGGCGTGTGATTCTGCCCCTCTGGCACATTCCCTGTGAACTGGGTTGTTGCTGGATTGTCAGCCTTCCATGTCACGGCGCCGCCAGAGAACGACACGGCCGGCACTGTCAGAACGCTGATCACCGAGACATTCGGCGGAGTTCCCACCGCGTTGTTGCTGATGATGTAGCGAAGCTGTCCTTGGACGACAGCCGGCGTTCCAGAATAACTGCGTGAAATTCCACTATCGATCGGATCGCCCGTGATCGAGCCGGGCGAGCTCAACGTATCGATCACGCGCATGTACTTCGTTCGCGAGTCAAAAACGACAGACCCGACGTTATTGAATACCTGCAATCCATAGTTGCCGGACATAGTCGCGAGCGAAGGATCGTCGAAGATCCAATACTGCACGGCCACACCCGACCCTTGGCAATGGAAAAAGTATGTGATCTGGCTGCCCGAGATCGCCGAGTAACGAAGGTAGCACTTGGCGGACGATCGGAAGGCGATGATGGGGCTAGTTCCAACGGCCGTTGTCACGGAGGCGAAGTACCAACCCGTATTACCCTGCTCAGATCCGCCCGAGGTGAGGGTGCCTTTTTCTCGCAAAGCGAGATTCTTGAACGTGCTGTCTATCTGCACGTTGCCCGATGAGTTCAGCACCTGCAGCCCAAAGTCGGCCATTCAATACACCCCGTAGGTCACTCGCACCGACCGATTCGGATACGACGAGGATGCCGCGAAAGTCCAGCTGATCACATTGCCGCTGATCGACACTGACGCCGGAATACTTGCCCCGCTGAATGGATCAATGTCACGAACGGTGAACCAGGGTGTGCCGCCGCCGAACATCGGTATCGTCATCGATCCAGCCGTCGTTCCGGTATCGAACTGACCACCATAACGCGTGATGCGATCCGTGACGCGGAGAACCGGGTTCCCGGATGCGTCGTAGCACTCCAGTCCATATGCCATCAGGGGATATATCCGAGACGAACACGCAATGTGCCGGCCGAGTCATAGATCTGCTGGCCGTTCGCGTTCAGCAAATTGCGGCCGCCATTCCCGGTGCCGTTGATCTCGAACGTGCCCGCCTTGTTGATTTGCCAGCCTTGTACGCCAGACACGAAATTGTTGCTTTGGATCGTATCGCCGATCATCGCATTCGTGATCCAGCCGGTGCCAATGAACGCCTGACTAATGAAGACCTGTCCGCCTTGAATTACAAACGGAGACGAGACGGCACTGCCGTTCGGATCTAGGACGGCGAATCTGCTCGCCGCCACCAGCACCTGTGATTCGATGACGCCACTGGTGTTGTCGACCCCTATTCCGACGCCAGCGATATATGTCCTGCCGTTCGCCGTGATCTGAGTCTTGATCGTGTACGAAGCGGCGACGCGCCCATTCAAGTCGGCGTACGAGTTCGCCGCCGTCTGCGCTGTCGCCTGCGCATCGTTCGCCGTCGACTGGATAGTCGTGATTTGGGAAGCCTGCGCGCTGTCGGCATCGATCCGCGCCTGCGTCTCAGTTTGCACCGCCGCGATCAACTGCGCGTTGTTCGACGTAATCTGAGCCGACACCGTATCGATGCTCTTCGCGAGCGCGAGATCCGTTTCGGCGCGCGCGCTTTGCTCCGACCAGACACCGGCATAAATCTGAGTCGAGCCAGCGTAGTCGTCAGTGCTGCCGGCGAGCGGCGGGAGAAGCACCTGAGCGCTGACAACGTCGAGGCGCTCCGATAATGCGCTGTCGCCCTCGATGCGCGACTGTTGCTCTGAGGTGATCGCCGCCGCCGTCTCTTCGACCGTCTGCTGCAGGTCCGGTATGGCTTCGATCTGCGATAAGAGGTCCTGAGCGAGCTGCGTCTGCGTGATCTGGCCAGTGAGATAGGAAAGAATCTCGTCGGCATCGCTGCTGCTCTGACCAAGCACGCCTTGCGACGTGGTCGGATACCACGGGCCGATATTGCCCGTCGTATCAATCAACCTGCCCCAGAAGAAAAACGACTGACCAGCGGCGAGTCCCATCAGGTTCGCGCGCGCCTGCGGATATGGGTAAAGCGAGAGCCGCGTGGCGGTGCTACGGTCATTCGTCTTGCTGTACCAGAGTTCCGTATACGCGGTGTCGCCTGCTGAGCCATCGGCGGGAAACGTCCAGTCGACCTGAATCGCGAATACCTGCGTCGTCGTGGTGAGCGACGTCAGCGCCGGCGGGGGACTCGTCTTGCCGGTCAGTGTCGTGTTCACGCCGTACGCCGGAACCGACGTCACGCCCATCGCGTTCTGCGCGCGCACACGCGCGAGATACGTGCCCTGATAGATGCCGACTACCTCAACCTGCAGCCCGCCTGTTGGATTGGCGGACACCCAATCCCCGTTGTCCTTCCGCCATTCGGGTAGGTAGTTGACCGCCTTGTCTGCTGCGTCCCACGCGATGACCATGATGGTCTTCGAGATGCCCTGGTCGACGACCGAATACGTAGACACTCGAACGTTGGTCGGCGGCGGCTGCACTGACGGCGGAATAACGGTGATGGGCCGGACCTGAATCGCTGCGCCGGTGTCGATCGCCGCATACTTGCCAGGCTCGTATTGCGTCGCATTGACGGTGTACGTGATCTGCCCGTCGTCGTCCGACTCCTGAACGCTGACAATTCGGAAATACTGCGCCGCGAGGTCGCTGCTCTCGACCATCCATACCGCGCCCGCGGCGGGCTGCGTACTGAACACATCCGAGACGGTTATTGCATTTCCGGTCACGCTTTGCACAGTTCTCTTCTGGGCGAGGCCAGAAGGGAGAATTACAGTCAGCATATCGCCGGCGGCGACCGAGGGCGCTTTATCGAGCGTCACGACGCGGCCAGCGGCCGCGCGGATGCGACCGCCCGTGCGCCGCCCAGCCTTCGCCGGGTCTGCCACGGCGATGATCGTGCCCGGCGGGCAAAGCGTTCCGTCGAGACCTACTTTGAACGAAACCGTGTTCGTTTCGTACCGACTCGTAAGAAGCGACCACAATCCGAGCCGGTGCGCCTGCCCCTGCGAGGTCGTGCCGAATGCCGTGATCTCCGCCTTCATTACGCCATAGCGCGCCAGACCGTCTTCGTCGGGAACGTACTCGACGGCCTGCTTGTAACTGTTCGCCGGGTCGTTCCAACTGACGAGTGCCGTCGTGTAGCGAGTCTTGCGCGAAGAGCCGACGTATTCGAAACGACCATCGATCGTATTCGCAGCGGTGTAGACATATTCCGGATCTTGCGGCATGTCCGCGTTCGCGACGACTTGCCCCGGACCCCAATAAGCGATGCCTCGGAAGACGGTCGCGAGATCCTGAAGCACCTTATACGCGTCCGCGCGCGACTGGATCACGGCGTTGCAGGTGAAGCGCGGCTCCTGTCCGCCCTTCCCGTCCGACACCATGACGTCGCAGTATTGCGAGATCAGGTAAAGGTTCCACTTGTCGATCATAGATGCATCGACGAGCTTCCCGAGACCGTACCGGTCATTCAGCACCAGATCGTAGAAGATCCATGCCGGATTATCCGTCCATGCCGTCTTGAACGTGCCGTCCCACGTGCCCGAGTACGTACGCGCGTCGACGTCGTAGTTCGTCGGCACGCGGATGATCAAACCCTTGATGTCGTAGGCGCACGTCGGCACCGAACTGAATGACTGCGCGTCGAACGATAGTCCGATGAGCGCGCTCATCGGATAACGCAGCTTCCGGTCGATGATCTCGGTGATCGCCTCGATGTTCACCGTGTCGGCGATCAGCGAGCTGTGCGCATTCGCGGTGAGGCGGCGCACACGCACGAGCCAGCCGGTCGTCGCCGTCGGCAGTTCGATGCGCACGCTGCGCTCATAGAGCGACGTTGTCTTACCGTCGAAAGCACCACTGAGCACCTGCGCATACGCGCCGCCGTCCACGGCGATGTCGATTGCGTACTCGATGCGGTAGCCGGTGACATCGCCAGTCGACTGATTCGACTGTTGCAGCTGCGGCACGCCGAAGCGGATGCGCGCCGCGGACAGCTGGAGGTTCTGCAACTGGTGAACCCACGGCGTGTCCGACGTCAGCGCGGTGTTGACGGTGATCTCATTTTCCACCGAGGGGAATCCGGACATGTACGTCTGGTCCTGCGTGCCTGTCCTGGTGTCGACCGAATAGTTTGTGAAGTTCGTCGAGCCGTCGCCGTTTTGAATCGGCGTGTCGTCTAGATAGACCGACTGCAGTCCATTCACCAGGCCGACGATCGGGCCTTCCGATACGATGTCGAGCACCTTCGCGATCGCGGTCGAATGCAGGCTATCAGGCGACTCGGTCGCCGTGCTCGACGAGCCGCCGCCCTTGGAACCGTAGACGCGCATGTCAGGCTTGGTCCTCTGCGTATATGCCAGCGCTCGCGCGCTTCGATCCGACGCGCATGCGGCCATAGACGATCGGCACGCAATCTCCCTGCGCCGCGCTGTTCACCGCGCCATTGAAGTAGTAAGACGTACCGTTATCGCCGCTCGAACTCGCAAGCCCGCTGGTTTGCGGACTGAGCATCTGCACGACGCCGCCGAGCGCCATCGCCGCGCCCATGCCGAGCACCGCACCCTGACTCAGCGCTGCAATGCCGAATGCGCCGCCGGCGGGGATGAAGAACGATGCCGCGATCAGAGCCGCGCCGAGAATCACCTGAAACAGGCCGCCCGCTTTGCTTCCCATAAGGATCGGTGCGATTCGAATGTCATCGCCGCCTACGGGCTCCGGCAGCCGCTCTTCGCTGAGGTTCTTCTGCCCGTTGAAAACGGCGAACGTGAGCCCGCTGTCCTTTGCATTGAGCATGAACTTTTTGAAGCCAGGCACTACCGCACTCAGCGCGCGCACGGCTTCCGTCGTCGACGACACGGCGAGGGTGTGCACGCGACCGAAGCGCGCGCCGAGCACACCATACAGGCGAATAGTTCGAAGCTTGTCGCTCACGTCTGATTTCCCTTATATCGAAGCACCGTGCGCAGCGCGTGAGCCCACATGCCGCCCCAGACCGTGCGGCCGGAAAGCCTTCCGTGCATGTGATGCAACATTTGGTTGTTCCCGAGGTAAATGCCGGCGTGGTTCGGCACGCCGTTCTTACTGCGGATCTGCATGAGCAGCACATCGCCCGGCTGCAACGCTGCGTCCTGCCCGACGTCTGCAAAGCCCGCCTCCGCGAAGTGCTGCATGTAGAGGTTCGATGAGCCGTCCTGCCACCAGTTATCCGCGCGCTCGAAGTCAGGCAGATCGATACCGCGCTCGATCCGATACCAGTCACGAATAAGCGTGTAGCAGTCGAGCACACCGTGCGCGAACTCGCGACCGAGCAGCGGCGGCACATAGCCGCTTGGCCCGAACTCGCTCCAGTCTTCCGCACCGATTGCGCCATCCGCCTGTACGCCCACAGAGATGATCACCCAACGGTCGACGCCGGTCTTCTCCGCCATCGCCTTGTCCGCCATGCTCGGACGCGCAGGCGCACCGGGATGCGAGTGGACGACGGCGGTGATTGAGCCCATGTCTTCGGCTAACGCATAGTCTTCGGGCGACATCACGAAATGGTCAGTGGCGGTCGTCGCGAGATTCCTACATGGCACATACAACTCGTCGCCGTCGTGCAAGACGACCAGCCCGCACGACTCGCGCGGATACTCCGCGAGCGCGTGATCCGCGATCGCTTTCTTCGTCTCTTCGTTCATGAGGAAATGGTGTCGCTCAGAAATCCGCCGAACGAGAGCGGCTCGTTCACGCCGAAGCGGCATTCACAGCCGCTGATTCTCTTGCTGCATCGGTCGAGGGCGGGATCGCTCACAGGCTGATCGTTCACGTCGAAGTAAGCACTGCCGGTGTAGCCGCAGTTTGCGTCGCGGTACTGCCACTGACAAATGGTCACGATTTGACGAGCGGGAAGTTGCTGCCCGCCAAAGTCGAGCGCCGACGAAAGCGTGAATTCGACTTGCACATTCGTCTCGCTACTCTTCTGCTCGATGTACCAGAGCTCAGTCGCCATCTCTTCAGTTGGATCCGCGGTCGGATTGCCGCCGGGGAAATTAGCTGCGTCGAGATACTTGCCAAGCGTGCGCCGGCGCCGCACCTTCGCGCCAACCATGTCCGCCAGATATACGCACAGTGCCGAGATCGTCCCGTCGACGTTCGCGACGGTCAGCTTTGGCTCCGGCTGTTGTGCATCCGACGTGTGCTCGAAGCCGCTCGCTTGAATGGGCCACGGCTTATATTCGTTGCCTTGCCAAAAGATCGACGCAGACTGCAAATGGCCGTGGAAGCGCAACAAATCGCCGCCGATCGCGGTGCAGTCAACTTCGAAGAGCTCAATGAGCCGACCCGGCTCTAACTGCTGAATGTCTGCGGAAATCGTCATGCGGCCGCCTTAGCCTCGAGTGCGGCGATCCGATCAAGCGCTTCTTGCAGCGCCGCACCAATCAGCGGCACGAGCTTCGAATAATCGACCGCCTGCGGCACAATCTCCTGCACGACGTCCAGAATATCGCCATCCTGAACGTCGGCCGGATCGTAACCGTCTCTAAACAGAGGATGCCAATCGCCCAACGCGTCCTTTTCGCCTGTTACCGCTGAAGGGACAACCTCCTGCAACTCATGCGCCAAGACGTAGTGTGCGAGTTCGCCGGGCGCGGCCTTAAACTCACCTTGGTAGAACTTGATTCGCTGCAGCGAGACCGCGGCGTCAGGAATCGATACGTAATTCGCCTTAAGTCGATAATCGGACGTGGTGTTATAGGACGTGCTCGTGCCGTTGCCGGTGCTGATCGAACCGACATTGGTCGTACCGAAGAAGAATGCGACGAACGGCGTTCCCGTGGCGTCCACTCGAGCGAGATACGCACCGCCACTCTGCGTCGAAGCGTACGAGCTAATGCCCCACGAATTGGCGGATGAATTCCGTGCAGAGACGTTCCCAGAAGACCAGGCCGATATTTCGTTGACGTGAAGCGCGCCGTTCGTGTCGAGACGTGCGCGCTCCGCACCGTTTGTGGATAACGTTATGACGTTTGAGGACGAGACCAAAGCCAGAGCCGCGCTACTCGTCAGGCTTGGGGCGGTGATCGAGCCTGCAGCCACGTTGCCTGAATAGGTCCCGGTCGTTCCTGAGTATGCCCCCGCAGCGGAAATGCTAGCTTGGCCGGCAGATCCGAA